CATCCGGTTGACTTGGTACAACCTGTTCGGTCTGTGGTGGGAGGTCTACAGATTCGATATTGGTTGTATTCTGTTGTCCCGTAATTACCCTATTCAATTTGCTCTTGAGCTCATCATAGGTCTTAAAATTACTAGGGTCAACAAAAGGTAATAGAGGATATTGTTTTGACCAAATAGCCTTGATATCTTCATCAGACTCTTTGATTTGAGAAACACCCTCAAATTCGGACTTATCATAGTTCCAATAACCATCAACTTTTCTGATTTTCAGTTTAAAGTTTGCACCTTTCCAAAAATCAAATGGGTTAATTGCCTGTTCATCTTCAAATGCCGGCTGCATTGCTTCGGTAATCTTATCAAAGATTTTCTTACCAAATTTAAACAAGAACGTCTTGCCTTCATTTTCTGGATGTTTAGGGTCACTAACTATCAAAATATTAGAATAGTATGACAATTTTCTTTTTCTCTTACGAGCAATTTCTTTGTCACTATCTACGCCAGTATTCCATAGTCTAGTATTCTCTTCTGACACTGGATCCTTTTGATTCAATGTTGTTAGAGAGTTTTCAATATACCAACCGCCTTTATCTTGGAAGGCATGTGACCAAACTCTTTGCCATGGCATTTCTTCTCCACTTGAAGAAGGTAAGAAACGTAACACAGCGTAACCGTTACCAGTTTTATCTAGTTCAGGTTTCCAAAGTCTGTCGTCTTGGTATTTGTTAGATGATTTCGCTTCTGGTTTTTCACTTGAAGCTTCTAGTGCTTTTGTAATTTTATCAAAATTACCACTTGATTGTTTTAATGATTCAAAATCCATATTTTACTCCTTTGTATGTATTTTCGTATTATTGTTTTCGTGTGACCTGTTTAATTCGGCCTCATTAGTATTTATACAAGTTTTAGCAGCCAGATAGGACATTTTCTGCTCCACTGACTTCAAATGGGTCACTCGTACAATTGTCGCATTTACCTGCCTCTTCATATACACGTTCAACAACACCGTCATTGATTATCATTGCATATCGCCAAGACCTGTACCCAAATCCTTTATCGTCTTTCTTAACTAACATACCCATACGTCTAGTAAATTCACCAGAGCCATCTGGTATCATCTTTACTTTCTCAACGTTTAGGTTGTCTGCCCAAGCGTTCATTACAAAACCATCATTAACAGATAGACAGTATATTTCTGATACGCCTTTGTTAATAAATTGGTCGTACATTTCTTCGTACTTCGGTAACTGTTTACTTGAACATGTTGGTGTAAAAGCACCAGGTAATGCAAATAGCACTACACGTTTGCCTTTAAAAAAATCATCTGTTGTCTTGTCCATCCACTCACCGGCGACACGACATTTAAATGTTATTTCTGGTAGATTCATGTTCGTTTTATTCCTTTAATTTATTGTTACTAATATACACTATAATGGTCATAATGGCAATGCTGGTTTGATTTTTTCTGCCAATTCTGTGTAGTCAATATAATCAAGGTTTTTCACGCCTTTCCACTCTTCAATTGGTTTATTTACATCATCACGGCCGTCATTATATCTGTTGACCTTATAGAATTTTATACTATTAAACGATTGAAACAAGTCTTTCCACTGTCTCTTCCAGTTTATACTTGGTGTTGGGTGCATTTCTTTTGATACATAATGTTTAGTACCAGCAAATATGTTATTGACCTTTTTATCTGTACTGTCAAGGTCATGTCCTATCAAAAACACCTCACTTGGTGTTTCTTTCTTACATGCAATCCAACCTGCTGTTGGTCCTGCTGACCAACCCTTATCTTTATTGTCCATATATTCTGTAATTGATTCAGAATAGTCTGGTGTTTTTATCCATGATACTTTGATAGCACCATGACTAATATTTTTCTTTTCTGTGCCACCATCTTTCTTAATAATTCCTACTATGCCTGATAATTTAGAACCATGCATAACATATTCTGTACTGTCACCACGTTCATTAGTAATAATGATATTATGTTTCTTTTGTAGTTCTTCCATTTCTAATTTATCTATACCACTGTCCATCATCATTTCATATGTATAGGCAGGCACTTTAGTCCAATCTCTAAAATAACATGGTACTTTTTGTGCTACGCCAGCATGATATATCTCATGCATAATACCATGGTCTACACCTATCAATGCGTCAATCTTATCTAACTCTTCTCTGTAAATGGCATTGCAACCATAAACTTTACCATGTGGTTTTAGAGTTTGTAAATCTAAACCTAATCTACTAGTACCATTACCAATACAAAATACTCTTGTCATTCGTTCTCTTTTGTGTCGTTTAGATTGTTCTAAACCTATTCTTAATATCTCTTCTTCTTTTGGCCACTCTTCATCAAAGTATCTAGCCATAATAATGATTTAATAATCCTGTTGCATATGTAAAAATGGCAACTGCATTTAAAAAGATTAATGCACGGTCATGCCATAACATACCGACTACCAACCAACCTGTAACACCAATACCATGAATTATAATGTTCATAGGAAATATGTTAGCACTGGTCAATGCCATACCACCAATAATGAATATACTAGAAACCCATTTAATGTACCATGATAGGTCACCTTTTGGTGTAATCTTCTTAAATACTCTTGTAGAGTTTAAGTCTTTAATCTTGTCATCTAATTTCTTTCTGACATTACCACCAACCATGTGCAACTCCTAAACCAAATACGTTCATCAATGAAAAGTAACCTACTAATACTGTAGGCCATGCTAGTTTACGTCTGTAGTGTGCATAGAAACCTGTAATACTACCAACAAAGAAACCAGGATATACAATTCGCATATCTGGACTATCAGCTGTTACAGCCAACGTCACACTTGCACCCACTGTAAATATGAAACTAACTAGTTCAAAGTAAAAAGCAACCTTATCACTTCTATAACTCTGTAACCAAAAATCTTTTACTTTATCCATTTATCACCTCTTTTATTGTAAACTTGGCAGTTGTTCTATCAAGTTTTATGAATGGTCTTAATTTGACCATTGTTTCTGAAATTTTAGGCCAAACCACTGTTTCAGATATTTCTTTGTCATAATTTTTACGAAACGCAATAAGCTCGTCAAGAAGTATGGCGGTTTGGAGACTAACTTTCCTTTGAATAAGTAAACGTAAGAATCGTGAATGTTGTCCATTACGTATGCCCATGCCATCATCAAAAGAAAGGCGCTTAAACTCAAAATCAGAAAGCATACGACCAAGGTCTTCTCGTAAAGAGTAATCAAAAGTCTCTTTATATTTTTTATAGTTAATATAGGCTTCATTACCATCATTTCTTATAAGATTTCCAATCCACTTCCGACCATCAATAGCAAAATTACTAACAAAATAATCCAGTATGTCTCGTTCATTATATCTTTTAGATAACTTATGAAAAAAATACCTATCTTTTCGTTTAGTAAACGACTCAAGAGTTGCGTTGTTCTTTCCATTGTACTTGATATAGTCATATGAGCTCGTAGTGAAATGGAGTTTAACGCCGAGATAAATTTTGTAAACATCATAGCCACCATATTGCATTAATCATCTAACAAATACTTTGCACTTATAGGAAAATGGTCTTTAATATGCCTTGATAACGGTTGTGTTATCATTCTTGTTTCTTCTTGTGCGTCTTCTTTGTTCCTTAGGTTACAGACACGAGCAAAGGCATATAAACTTCCTGTCCAATACCACTCTGTCATCATATTTTGAGGTAGTACCATTCTTGCCATTTCAGGTGCTACACCCTCTTTTAATAGATTGTTGTATGTTTCTTTTACATATTGAATTGTAGAAGAAATATCATATTCAATCTCTTTGTCACTTGAACCTTGTTTTTTGTTTTCTGGTTTACCACGCCATATAAATGGCATATAAAATTGTGGTTCATCATCTACGTATCTACGACTTACTTCATTCCATACTAAACCAACTTGGTGTTTTACTAGTTGTCTTGCAACAAACACAGGTGCCTTAATTAAAAATTGTAACGTTGCATGACCAAATGGCGACCAATGGTTATGGTCTGCAAGGTACTTGATTAGTTTCTCATCTTTCTCATCAAATACATCTTTCTTCTTACTGAATGACACTCTAGCTGCATTTACAACAGACAGGTCACTACCTAATTTTTCAATCAATTCTACGTTCATCTATATCTCCTCACACAGGTAATCTTGCTGGTCTACCACCTTTAAGTAGGCAGACTTCAGCTGCTTCAGCTTTAATTTTTTCTTTTAGGGATTTGGTAATCATTCTACTAGCAGTTTCAACCTCAATATTCTCGGTCTCACAGTAGTGAATTATTGCGTCTAGGTAAGTTATTGGTTTCTTATCTTTTACAATGTTCTCAATTATCAAACTAAATTCTTTACTATTCATACTTACCTTTATATCATATTATACGTCATTTGTAAAGCGTGGATTGATTCTGTTACGAGGTTCAATCCACAAAACCCTAAGCGACTAAGCCGCTAATGCAAAGTTATTATCGTTTGCGTTTAATTAGCATGAAAGGTTGCCACCTATTAACCTCTTACAAACTTCTCAACACCTGTCGAATCCTGTATCAGCCCCGTCATAAGCACACTATTTGCCTTTACCACTCAAATATCTAATCCGGCGGTCTTCTTCTTTTTTGACCCATTTGTCAAAGTAATTTTTAATCCAATTAAACATTTTTACTCCTAGTGTGTTTATGGTGGAGCTGTCCGGAACTGCCCCGGAGTCCAGTCTGCCTACCATGTTTGTCGTCAACGACTAATTCTTATAACTCTGTGCCTAACATAGGCGATAGAGTTGTCTCGTATGAATGGTACAATATACATGACTCGGTCATGTTTAAATTACTTATTGTAACCATTGTTTGTGTGCCACTCGGTTGAAACCAGTAAAATACATAATATACTACTTCACCATCTGGTCTTGCACCGGCTTTACCCACTGATACATTAAATACTTCAAAACCTTTGTCTTTTGTATATCTACCTACCTCATCTGGTGTACCACATAGAATTGGTATTCCTGTAGAAAAGAAATTATAATCAGTGATTTGTTTTTCAACTTCTTGTGCTCTTAACATGCCAGCCATTGCTTGGAACATTAAAAGTGAGAAGAATAATGTAATTATTGTTTTTTTCATTACTTCTTCCTCAAAGATAGGTGGTAATACAAATACGACTACGCCTTGTCTTTAGATTGTTCTTCGTAATATTTATAAAAATACTTAATAGCCGACTCAAGTTTTTCTTCATAGTCTGCTTTGTTTTTTACGAATGCCTTACATGAACCATCTTCACCTGCTTGCAAGATAACAATTTGGTCAATCTTTGTGCCAAATAGTTCTTCATACATATGTGCATAAGCAGTACATTGAATATAGTAATTCTCATTCCAAGAATCAACTCTTTCTTTGTTCGCTGTTTTGAAGTCAATCACGGACAGTTTACCATTGTATTCTGCAATACAATCAACTTGACCAGCAATGGTCAGTTTTTTACTGTACATGATTTTCTCTAATGCATGAATATTATCAAGTTGTTCAAGATAAGGTTTCAATAATCTAAACATACCTAGTGGTAGTACGTCTCTTGTAGTAGGCGTCTCACCTTTTAGGTAGTTTTCAACTAGATTGTGTACTGCTGTACCACGTCTAGCTGCTCTGTTCATTTCCCACTTCGCAGCCTCTTCGCCTACATTTTTACGCCAAGCAATAAGACCTGGTTTCTTTTGTACGCCGAGTACAGTAGTTATGGAAGGAAAGTGTTGTCCATCTACTTCATAGAAACGAAAACCATTTTGGTTCTTGCCTTTAGTTGTAGGGAATTTACTTTCGTCTAGTTGAATAAAATTCTTACTCATAATGTTTTCACCTTCATTTTTAATTGTCTAACATATAGTATACCACATTTCACTGGTAATGGCAATGCTTAAATGCCTTTTTTTGCATACATATCGTTTATTTCGTCACGACCTGCTTTAAGTTTCTCATCATTAAGACGTTTATAGTCTCATGTAAGAGTTTTCGCTAACTCTGTAGTCTCATTTACACGTCTAGTCCAACCTTTACCAAAGGTATCAAAGGTACTTAATTTCTCATAGTAACCTTGTCTAGCGTTTTGAAAGTTAGTGATTGCTTTTTCAATACCGTGTGCTTCAACGTATTCAGCAACGGCTTTCAAAGTATTAGGTCCAATACCACCATCTGCAACTGTACCAATCATTGTTTGTAGGTACTTTGCACTTCGGCCTGGTCCTGCATTGACACCAAAATCAAAGCAACATAAGTCCAAGCCACCTGGCAAGTCGTCACCTTTCATTTTGTCCCAATAGTTCTTTTTATAGATTGGAGCAACATCTTCAACTGTTAAGTCTTTCATGTCTTTTGTTCCACCCCATTCTTCATATACTCTTTTAGTTACGCCTAGATTTGTTTCACCACCTGGGTCTTTTGGATGATTTACATATCCACCCTCATGGTGTAAAATAGTTTCTAAACATTTCTGATAATTTGATTGCATTTATTGTTTACCTCTTGTTAACGATAATATCTTATCAATCTGTGCCTTAATTATAGGCTGTCGATTCGGCCAATGAATATATGGCTCTTCTGACTTTGATAAGTTGTATAAAAAAGGTAATATAACCTTTTCTATCTCTTTAAACCTACTCAACGTTTCTTCGTCTGTAAGTTCTTTTGTAACTGTATCTTTTTCAGCTACAATTTGCATAATTTCAGACATCATAGATTTAATATCCTTAACGTCCTCTTTTACTTTAGCAACCTCTAATGTTTGGTTGTCAATTACAGAGGGGTCAATACTAGGAGTATTATTCTCGCTTGGTGCTTTTGATACAGGAGTAAAACCCCAATCGTCTGTGGTATCAAACCCACGCATATAATCTGGTATATCTGCCATTACTTTAGTCCTCGTTTTCTTCGTTTGTGTTTTTTTATTACCTCTGCTGTCTTCACGTCTTTGATAGACCTTTTACCATATCTTTGGCCCAAGTTAGAGGTAGGGTGTGCTTCAGCAATTCGTTGCATGTTTTCCTGCCAACCTTGGTCATTCTTCATTGCACCCATGCCTTGTACACCACCTACTATATTTATCTTTGTTAGGCACTGTTTAATGTGTTTATTCTTCTCCAGATATGTCTCTTTATCTGAAATGGACATCATGTCGTCCCAAACTTTTCCAGTCTTGGTATTTTCAAAGGTATATGTCGGCATTATGCTTGAGCCTTAAAAGGGTCCTTTGTTTCAAAATGTTGTTCAACAACATCAAGTTGGTCTTGGTATTCTGCAATGATTTTTAACTCTTTTTCAATTTCAGTTAATAAATCACCGTGTTCGCCAATGCCTGCTGGTCTCTCTAACAATATTTCTACGTTAATCTTGTGTTTGTCAATGTGACCTTGAGCATGTGATTTCACTGCTTCTAATGTCTTGTCTCTATTATACGCCATGTTTTTGGTCTCCTTCATTATAATATTCTTTGATACTATTTATTATGTAATCCTGATGGTGTTCAGGAAGATTATGATAACATGGTAAACTTAATACCATGTCACTTACGTTCTCAGTTTTAGGACAACTATGCCACAACTTATCATAACTTTTGAAAGTAGGTTTAGCATAATGTATTCTAGTCTCAATACCTCTACTAGATAAAAACTTTCTGAGATTATCTCTATCTTCTACCATAATGACATAAACATAATACGTATGTTTAGACCAAGGTGTTTCTTTAGGTACAACTACAATATCTTTTAAGGCGTCTGTGTATCTATGAGCAACTTCTCGTTTCTCTTCAATCCAACTATCTACCTTTTTTAATTTCTTTTCTAATACGGCCGCTTGTAAGTTATCAATTCTACCATTATAACCTACTATGCCTTGCCATGTACAACCATTCTCGCCACGACCATGGTTTCTTAAAATCTTTACCATGTTTACATATTTACTTTTACCAACTACAGCGCCTGCGTCACCAAAGGCACCTAAATTCTTGACTGGATTAAAACTAAAACATGTCAAATCTACTAAACTACCCACCTTTTTACCATTGTAATCTGAACCAAAACTATGAGCTGCGTCTTCAATAACTTTTAATTGAAACCTTTTAGCAAAACTTAATATGTGTTTTATATCTGGTGTTTGACCATACATATCTACAAATAAGATTGCTTTCATCTTATCAGTATTCTTCATCTTTGTAACGTCCATGTGATAGAATTCATCTATATCTACATAAACTGGTTTTGCACCAACAGATAATATTGCCTCTGTAGTAGCAATAAATGTGGCACCAACTGTTAACACTTCGTCACCTGCACCAACACCAACTGCCTTTAAGGCACAAGTCAATGCCATAGAACCACTATTAACTGAAGCACAGGCCTCTGCTTTACAGTATTCTGCTATTCTCTTTTCAAACTTCTCTGTAGTTTTACCTGTTAAGAAATCTGTTTCATTAATAACTCTACTGACACCATAATCTATTTCTGATTTACATTCTTCATATTGAGAATACAAATCTGTAAATGGTATTTTAGTCTCTGCCTGTAAGATAGTCATAATATTTTTTTAGTCCTTCTTCAAATGTATGTTCGGGTTGCCATTTAAGATACAACTTCGCCTTACTAATATCAAGTGTACCTCTCATAGGATATAATTTATGTGCGCCAATATCTTCTACTTCTGATTCACTGCCTGTTAAAAACAAAACGTGGTCTGCAAGTTCTCTTAAACTATGTGCATGACCATTTGTTATATTAAAACTTTGGTTTTTAACATGTGATTCTAAAGCACACTTTTTTAAACCTCTAACTACGTCATCTTTATATGTAAAGTCAACCTTGTTATTACCATTGTGTAAAGTAATCTTTTCATTCTTCATTGCTTTGGCAAAGAATTTAGGTATCACTCTATCTGGTAAGTCACCTTTACCATAGACACCACTTGGTCTGACAATAATATAATCCATATTGTTTTTCTTACAGAAGAGTTTTGTTAATCTCTCGCCCATAAGTTTTGCCTCACCATATAAGTTTGTTGGTTTTGTATCAGCGTGTTCTTCAACACCGTCTTTGAAATCACCATACACCATACTACTACTGACATAAACAAATCTTTTAGTCTGAAATTTATCAGCATTATACAATAAGTTAGTTGTGCCTGAAACTAGTTTTGGTATACCTAAAACCGGATTGTCGTCAACAATCTGTGCTCTTGGATAGGCAGCTAAATGAACAACTACGTCTGGTTGAAATGTAAAGGCACGTAAACAATCTCTTTGGTTTATTATATCGCCCTCAACAATTGAAATTCGTTCTAGTTTCCAATTACGTGTACGATAACTGTACATCTTTTTCTTGGCACCACCGTCAATTGTACCATAGGTATCTTTATTATCTAAAACGATAACCTCATGGTTCTTTGACAACTCTTCTACAAGCCTAGAACCAATAAAACCAAAACCACCTGTTACAAGTATCTTTTTCAAATCTCACCTTTCATAATCTTTATTTGTTCATTCTTAAAATCTCTACGTTCTTTTCTATTGATGTATTCTGCACCACCTTTTTTGAGCATGTAATACTCTTTCTCTGTGATGATATGCCAACTGTCTGTTGTAATTAATTTTCTATTGAACCTATCAAATGACTCATCAATATAACGCCATCTGATTTTGTTTTCTGTTGGATGTTTTTCGTAAAATTTAGGCCGTACTTTCTTTTGCATGTTGTATTCCCTCACTGTACCATGTAGGCATTTTGCCTGGAGATTTCCATGAGGCAAAACTACGTTTGTGTTCAATGTAATATTTTCTGTAAGAACCTACAACGTCACCTGGTATTTTGCAATCATCTGGCATAGCAGGTGTTGGGTCTGTAGGTAGTTTGTTTAGTGATATATTTTTAGGTGGATACATCAATATCTCTTTTAGTAAAGTGATAGTTGAATGGTCTTTTACATGACCATAACGTAACTTGAATTGGTCGTTAAGAGCAATCATGTGTTTGTATAACCAGTGATAGTTGTAAGCATTTTCCATAACCCATAATGTACTAGGGTGTCCTGTGTGACACGCTTTGTACAATACATTATCCATGTTAGAATTAGGATGACGCCAACGTTTGATATTTCTACCTGTCTTGGTCTTGCCTGTGTATTGTGTGCCATCAATCATACGGTGTGCTGTTGATAACATCTGTGCTGATTCTACAATCATCTTAACTACATGTTTGTCAATAAGCATTGTAGCTGAAATGATTGGGTCTTTGTGTACGTAAAATATATTCATTAATGTGACGCCTTTCTAAAGTAATCCATTGCGTCATATTTTCTACAAAGTTTTTCTAGTACACCATACCAGAAGTTTTTAGACCAATCAGTAGTAGAAGACTTACAAGTGTTTTCTGCGTTTGTAATTCTACGTGCTTGGTCTGGTGTTAAGTGTGATGTTGAAGTCATACGTTTTATATCCTCGCTGTGTATCATTATGTTGGTATCCTATCATATTCCTACTCGGTTGGCAAGCTCTTTTCTTATGGTTTTGTTGATTGTTCATTCCAATCCATAATCTGGTCCATTTTTATACGTATTTCGTCAGGATCCAGACCTAGAGCCTTCATTTCTTTCTTACCCATTGTACCAAAAAACTTCTCATAATCTCTATTTTTTAGGTCTCTGGCGCCTAGTTTTTTAAAAAAATCTCTATAAATTTTTTGTTCACGTTTGAGATTGGCCGCTCTAGTTTTTGCTGATAAAGTTTGTTTCTTCGTTTTCTTAATTTCGTTTTTAAGTTCGCCTTCAACGTCTTTCTTTTCTTCGGCGATTTTACTTTCTTTTTCATGTTTTCTAGTCCTCAATGAAATATTAGCTGCAATCAACAACAATACTGCCAATGGGTCAAATACGAATATCAATACTATTATTACCCACCTGACAGCCTTGTCAAAGTGGTCTTGTGCATTTTCACCATATATCAACTCTGCAATATATTTGATAGGTCCTACTTCAGCCTCTATCTTATCTTGTGCTAATTGTAATACACCTTTTTTGTCGGATAATTCTGTTATCTTATCACTAGCATTATTAATTGCAAGTGTTAAGGCGTCTCTTTCAGGTTTTTGTTTTTCTCTTTCTTTAAGACCTCTTGTGACATATTCCATGTCAACATATTTCTCTAATGCCTTGTCTAATAGAGTTAAAGTCTTTTGAGACCTGTATATAATTATATTCTGTTGTTTGATTTGATTATCTAACAACTCTATTTTAATATTGTTACTTGATTGTGGTTGTACTTGGTCAAGGTGTGCCTTTGATAAGAAACCAAAGATACCCATAGATGTGATAAAGACTAATACTATAACGGCAAATGTAAGATAGGCCTTTATAGTTTGTGGTACAAGTTTATTGTTCCAGTTATTATACAACCAAGAGGCGGCTACAAGTTTACCAACCTCTAATGCACTACCCATAGCAATAATGGGAAGCACTGCTCCTGCGAATAATGTGGCAAGTCCCATAATAGAATAACCAGCGGCTATTATAGATATAGAAATCGCACTAATGAAAGTTATGAATATTGTTAACATGGTTATATTTAGTTGTATTCTTTTTGTATCTTCCTGATAATAGACCTAACTTTGCCAAAATAGTTTTTATCAGAGGCATAAGCATCCAATGTTTCAACTAATGGAAATGGGTCATCAACACCTATAGTGTCTCTTAAATTTTGATAATCACCAAAGGCACTACCATTGTTTAAGATATTCATATAGTGTAAAACAGAATCACATTCATGTGAATAAACTTTTACACCCCACTTTTTAGGATTGTTTGACGGTAACATATGTGGTTCTCTCAAATCATATGTACGTATGCCAAATAAATTCTTACCCTCTTTGGCAAACCTAGATGTACCCCAACCACTCTCTAAAGCCGCCTGTGCTAGTAATAGTTCATGGTTTACTGGTAATATATCTGTAGTGGTGTTCTCAATATAATGAATACACCCACGTACACTGATTAAAAAAGTTTGATTACTATTATGTTCAAAGTCTGGTTTTTCAACCAATATTTGTTCTACATCAAACTTCTCTTCTGTTTCAACTATCTTGTTTACGTCTTCTGTTGTAAGGTCTTCTGGTAGTTCATTTGCTTCTGGTGGTGTACCATAGGTTAACCACGCTATTAAAGCTATAACAGCAAGAACGCCTGCAATGGTAAAAAACTTTTCAAAAGCCTCTTTGATTCGGATTAATGATTTTCTCATTATCTACCTCTACGTACTATGAATTTGTTTCTACTTATATGTTTTTTACGAGCAATGTAATCGTAACCACCATACACATGACCCTCTTCATCTGTAAATTCAGGTAGTTTTTTTTGAAAGAACATTAGGTCAGGTTGTAATTTCTTAATCTTACCAAATATTTTTTCAGCCTGTTTTTCAGTGAAGTTATCATATACATCTTTTGCCCATTCGCCAGAATAGTATAATAGTTGTTGCTCGTCTGATTTTATGAAGTTTTTTAACATGTCTGGCACTTTGCCAATAATGTTTTTGAGGTGGTGGTCTAGTTCTTTAGTCTTTCGCTTACTCATTATGTAATCCTCCCAGGATTGTTATATTATAAATCTGCAATTTTGAATTTTCTGATAACGTTCTTTGTAGGTATAACTGTTGTGTTACCACCATCTGCCAAGTCACCATTCTCTTCATAATTGTAGTCACTCATCAATACATGTACTTGTCTATCTTCTTTTACCAACCAACCAGTTGATACACAGATAGCAGGTTTCATGTTTTGAATTTCTTTCATTGTTTTCCAACCAGCGTCGGATTGAATATCCTCCCAATACACCAAATAGAAATCATATGTAAATGGTATCTCTGGTATATCGTACTTTAGTTTTTTGCTAGTTGGTTTCTTTGCCATATATTATGAACATTCCTTATCAGTGATTTTACTATCTTTCAATAGCAAACACTTATGTTTACTGTCAATCTCTTGTCTTAACTGAGCAGTGATGGTTTCCATAATCATAGGTAAATTCTTTTCCATATGGTCTGCAACTTGCAAAGCAAAGATAGCAAACATTTTTTGTAGTTCAGCTTCAAACACTGACATGTCAACATTATTACCTTGTACTTTTTGTGTGATAACGTGACCAACTACGGCAGTATTATAATCATCTGCTTTAGCACAACTCACCACTGACCAAGAGGCCAAGTAAATTGCGAAGAAGATTAATACTAATTTTTTCATTATATATCCTTTGTTATTATTTATGGTACCATTATACAGGTTCCGACAACAAAGTCAAGCACTTTCTTTAGCTAAAAAGACTTATTTTACTGTGTTTTGTAGTGATTTGTTCTATTTTTGTTCTAAATTAGACAGGATAAGACGGTCCTTTTTCAATTTTAACAAAATTATCGTCCCAATTGAACGCTTCCTTAACCACTGCTTCAGTTAAACCTTTATACTTCTTATTAAGAACCTTGTCTTTCATATTTAAGAGTACGTTTGCCTCGTCAACATGTAATCCTTCTAGGATTTGTAAGAACATAGTTTCTTTAGATACTTTTTTAGTTCCATCATCTGCACCTTTGACAAAATGCCATAGTTTTTTTGATTCTGTTCTCAACCAACTATGTTCGGTACCTGCTGGTACTTCATTTGGTATAAATGGTGGTGTGCCTTTTGGTAAATCCCATACAATGTTAGGGTCAAATGCACCTTTTAAAATCATTCTTAAATGTGGACTATCGTTTTCTTTTAAAACGGCAATCTTTTTAGGTTTATCTTTTGCGTTGTTTACTTTTGTTAAAATTTCTGACAACAATGGTTCACTTGAACCAGAGGTTGATTGCATGGCTGTCATTGCAGCTTTGCTTATTAGATTTGGGTTTTGTTGTACCATGATTAATTCTCCAATTTGTTTAATAATTTCATACTAGTATATTTATACATGGAGGATAATGAGGCGGACAGAAAGAAAGGTAGATATGAAAAAACCTTGATGGGATAAACTAATAAAACCATCGGTGTCCGCCTCAAAATTAAAGGGTTATGCTGATACAGCGTAACCTTGTGAACCAAACAAAGCAGTTTGACCAGCTGCGATAACAGCTTTTGATGGTGTTCCTACTCTGTAAGATACTCCAGCAGATGTTCTATTTTCATAAATCATCATACCTTCGTTTCTTAATTTACCAACCATTGCAGCTGGTGATTTAAGGTCAAATGTGTTTCTTAGAGTCTTCCAAGTAACAGAATTACCTTTTGAGAAAAGATTTCTCACTTTTGTCGTTTTTGACATTTTAGTTCTAGCCATTTTAACATCTCCTTGTTTTTTAGCGTTTAACTTATTCATAATGTATTTTAGCATAATTGCTCCTCAATTGCGTTTAGTCGCCACTATTCAACAAGACATATCGTACATTTGTAGTATGCTCGTCTGAATTCTATAATTCATCATCAGGAGTGAACATGTCACCACCATCTTGTAGGTGGTTCAATTCATCTTTTATATCCTTTGACAAAGGTCTTGTAGTTTTTGGTCTTGTTTCATCCATCAAACTACTATAATCTATTTTGGCACTCTTATGTGTACCGTCTCTCATTGTTTTTAATTGTACCATTTTGGTAGATAACAATTGAGCCGGATGAGCCATATCAAAATCTCTGTACACTAAACCTCTAATACTGTCTATCACTATCGCAAGGTCTTTTGTAAAGTTATCATTCTTTGTGCGAATACCAATGTCAACAAATTTACGTAAAAGGTCAAAAGCAATGTCATCAACGGAGTGTTCAACAAATTCTTTAGTCTGTTGTTTCTTAATTTGTTTAGCATACTCTGTTTCTTGTCTTTTAGTTTTGACTTCACGTACTATTTTATCTGTTGGAAAAAATATTAGATTATCGTTATCACTCACTTATTTTTTCTCCCTTGAAATTCACTTTACCTTGTTTGGCAAAATGTTCTACTAATTGATTATAACCACCAATCAGTTCGCCATCAATTTTAATTTGAGGCATTTGTCTAACATTCTTACCAATGTCTTCAAGCATTGCTTGAGGTGAATCAAAGGATTCTAAAGCCTTCTCTGTGTATTCTAAACCAAGGTTTTTAACTAACGCCTTTGCTTTATTACAATACACACAGTTAGACTTTGAGTATATGATTATATTACTGGACATCTTTCTTCTCATTGTTTTCAACCACTTTCTTAAACGCTTCAGAAGACGCCTCTTTTAAATTATAAGAGTCTGTTGCTTCTTCAATCGTGTAGTGGAACATTTTATTAAACTCGCCCATTGGTAATCTTAATCCTATCCATGCTCTATAATAACCATTACTAGTCATTGTAACATCTTGTTCAAAGATTTCATAACCTCTAACTTTAGTTTCTTTGATAATATTTACCAAAGTAGATTCTACATCTGATACTACAGTTTTAGTTTGATTCTTACCAAGTTCGGTAATAAATTGTTTAGATTGTTTATTCATTTCACCTTTGATAATATCAGCTAACTCAGCCTTTGCTATCATTTTACCTTTTTCTATTGCAAGATTAAGGTCAGGCGAAACAGCAGTTCCTACGCCAAAGATACATACTTTACCGTCATCATCTGTTTTAATAAGACCGTTGTCTGCCATAAATGACATATCACAAGCCTTCTTCTCGTTGAAGTCAGCCATGTACCACTTTGGTACTTTAGTCAACTTCTCTTTGTCCTCTTGGACAATCTTGTAACTGTTAGTAGAACACGCCGACATTAATGCCAGAGCCGATACTAAACCAATTACTTTCACATTTTTCATCATTTTATATTACTACTCTTTCTTTTTTATACATTTTCAGATACATCATACACTAGTTCTTGGATAAAGTCAATGCTGGATTGAACAATTCCCAAAATCTGTTGTTTATCAACGATTCCACTGTTGTATAATATTACCAATAACGCAATGATAATGATATTTTTTATCATTATTGTACCTCCCATTCGCCGTTAGCGTTCAGGCAGACCTCTCCGAATGATTTAAAGGCATGGCCTGGTCGTGCATACTTACGACAATATTCTGGTTGTGTTGTATCATGGTAATAAAATTGTGCAAACAAATCCCAATAACCAGGACTTGCTGGATTCTTTCTACCATCAGCACAGTTCAGAATTTCTTTTTTGTATATTGTATCACCAACTTGTGTTATTTCAACAGTGATGTAACAATATTGACCACCAGTATCTTCTGGTTTAATAGTTTTAATCTTGCTATATACGACTTCCTCTGCAATTGCCATTTTACATAATAAAAGTATTGATATAATTAAGGCTGTGTAAAACATATACACTTTCATAGATTTTCTAGGGTCTTGCATTTTTTAAACTCTCTATTGATTGTTTAGTATTATACACTTCTTCCTCATATAAGGCAAGCGTGGATGGGTTATTCTCAAACTCCATCAATTCTTCTTTTTCTTTGACTTCTTTTTCTAGTCTTTTTATATGTTCTATTCTACTCATCTTGGTTTTTCTATCCATTGTCCGTCTGGCATTTGACAAGCAGTACCAAATTCTACTTTACGATTGACACCACCGATACCAACCAAAGGCCAAGAGTTTGTTATGTCAACAGTGTGATTGTACGCCTTACACTTAATAGGTCCTTGTGTGTAAGTTCTAGTAATCTTAATTATACCACTGTTTCCTGTTTTTCTGTTATACCAATTTGTATATGATTGACCATGACTTGGACTTGTGTTAAGGTGGTCTACAAATACTGCGTTGTGTACATCTTTATCACTTGAATATAGCATATCTGCACCTTTAAACGCACCTATAACAGCACATGCACCTATAGCATATGCGTCTGTTACACCTAAAGCACTGCAAGCTGCCGTACCAGAGGCACCACCAGCAAATGCACCAACATGACTTCTATTCATACTCGTACAATTACTTAGAGCCAGTGATAATAGTCCTAATAATACTAAACGCTGGATTCCAGTTGTTGTCATTGTTTCCCTTGTTTGTTGAACATGCCGTCATGGTTAACACCACTATAATCGCCATAATTCCCTTTTTCATCTTGTTCTTTACCATAATCTGATTTATCATTTGCTATTAATTGACAATCATATTGGATTGTCTCAATCATATTTTGAATCTTAAAATCTCTTTCTGTTGATTTAGGGGTCTGATATTTCAAGACCCTTAAATCTTCTGCCATTCTCTGGATAGATTTTATCTTATCGCAAAATTGACTAATTTTGTGTAACATCTTCTTTGTTCCCTAATAGACCAAATTTCTTTACAAGACTAGCAAAATCTTCTTTAGTTTTTGCCCAACTCTCTTTTTGGTACTCTTTAGTTTTTGTTACCTCACCACTAAACCATGTACCTACTTTACCTGGTACTTCCACTACAGTTTGAACAAACTCTTGTGGTGTAATAGTTTTAGGCTCATCTGATTTCGCAACGCCTGTTATTAATAAAAACGCCAGTATTGCTAATACGCCGAAACACTTTTCTAAAAATGTCATTATACTTTCCTTCCTGCTGTTTTGATGTCCTCTTTAGCGACTACCATGTAAGGACCTTTATTGTACGCTGGAGCAATTGTAAAGTTCTTACTCGCCTCAATCTTCCAACGATTGTCAGGTTTTGTACCACCTGAACCAATTTTGTTTGACAATGGTACTGCATTAGTAGGTTGTTTGATAACATTGTCATCTTCTTTAATCATTCTACTTACAATATTAATGGCATGTCTACCATCTTTTGTCAATTTGATTCTACCTTTTTCATCTGTATCAAAACCCATTTTAGCAAGATACTTTCTATGCTTTTCCAATGCCTCAAGGTATGCTTTTGGTGGCTTTCTGTTTCTCAACCTACGAATAGCGCCACTTGAATTGTTTGTATAGATAATAGCCATTACTTAATACTCTTTCTTTGTCCTACAATATTGTTTACGAATACTCTTACCAACCTAGATACATCTACCTCTTGTTTCTTTAGAGTTTTAGGGTTAGTAAAAATCACTTTACTCTTATTCACTTCTAATTGTATACCAATATCAGAAGCCACTACAATAGCGTCATCTGTATATTTTGTCCAATCGTGTGAAGAATAGTCTGATTGAGCCATTAGTCGTTTACCGTTTCTGGAATACTTTCTGATTGTACTTCTTGGAATGATTTACCAAAACCTATCTGATAAAATGTATCTCTAGGATTGGTTGTTTGATATGTTGACTTTAATTTGTCAAAATTAACATCTACTAGGTCGTAGTATTCTGGATGCTCAACTTTTAGTTTGGCATGTTCGTCACACCAAATAATTCTATTGGTATAGTAATCGTTTTCTTTTGCCTCTAGTGTTGATAGTTTAGAAAGAGCAATATCTTTCTGTTTAACTGCCTCAAATTCTTTAAATAAGTTTTCTTTATCGTATTTAAATGTCATAATATATGTCCTTTTGTTTATTTGTTAATAATACTATCATAAAACGTTTCAAATGGCAACCATAATAAAAAGCACGTTTTTACTCACTTTTTGAGGAAAAAGTCTCTCTAGGATGGCGCTGGAGTGGTTTAAGACGTGTCTTACGTACTCCAGTACCCCCTAAAATCACTGCATTTTATCAGAAAGCGAATCAAACATGTCAATCTGGTCATCTACCATAACTGGCTCTTTCTTTGATTCTTCTTCTGCCCATTTCTCAAATTCATTTACTTCCGTTTGAGCGGAAGACTTAATACCTGATAGTACATCAAGACAACCTTGAGCATCGCCAAAATTTAGTTTAGCAATGGCGTCATCTATCTTACTAATTAATTCTAACTTATCATTCATCATTTGTTAACTTTCCTTAGTTGATTTAAACCTGCACTGTGTAATTTACCACCTCTAGTTTGGTAATCAATTACACCCTTATAATTCAATGAAGTGTCATACTCTTTTGTATGTACACCTTGTTGTTTATTCGTATGGATTCGGATATTGGTAATGTATCCTTCTACACTCTTACCTTTACCCCATTCAGTAGCAATCTCTACCTTATCGCCTACTTGAATCAACATCATTGGTCTCCTTAACCTTTTTTGTTTGTTGCGTCCTCGCTGGACATTAATAGTACAATATAATGTACTGCTTTTAACAGGTCTGCTCTATTACGACCTGATTTCTTACCAAATCTTGCAAGATATTTAATTGCATTAGCTTGGCAAAAGTCTTTATCAACACCAATAGACCTCAATAAGTCTTGTACTTGTACGCCCTCTTTAACTTGAGCGTAGTGTTGACCATAGGTTGACTTAATATAGTCACCGATTTCTTTTAGTATTTTATCTTCATTATATTTCAACATTTATCTCCTTTATATTCCTAGACACCTTATAACATTTTTTTGGTCAGTTGGCAACCTATATCCTTTTTGTAACCAATCTACAACCTGTTCAAAATAAAATGCCTCGTCTGATTTACCTGATTTTTCTAGTTCCCATGCAGCTGTTTTAAAAAACTTTAGTACACCCATTTCACTGGTCATACCTGTCTCTTTCTTCTGATAGTTACCTTTTCTTTGATTTGACATGTGTATCCTTTGTGTTAAAGTCTGATAAATGATTCATATTAGCATGACTACCTTGTTCGTTTATTGCATATACCAATGTGGCACTATGTTCCGCTTTGGTTAAGTCATACAATTCTTTTGCTTCTTTATAAGTTTTGACAATGGTCTTGGTGGTCTTACCTAATGAACGCCACTCAACTATTGAATAGTTTATTGCATTGTCTATAATATTTTGTTCCCATGGTAACGTAACACCATGGTACCATGGTTGTTTAGTCGCCATCAATCCAGTCCGTTGCTGATTCTTCAAAGTCATTTTTCTTTAATACTTTCTCTATCTGTACGAAGTAACACCAGTTTGAACCGAATGTAACTGCACCAGTATAATTTAGTGAAGTATCATATGTCTTTGCATTTAGACTTGTTGGTAACTCGGCAGCTATATCAGTTGGTTCGGTTGCAATACCGATATTAGTTATAACTCCTTCTCTACCTTTCATGTCTTGTATTGTATCGCCTACATTAATTATCATAAGTGTGTCCTTTTGTTAGTTCATTTTTTTCCATAATACCAATTGCCTTATCTACGGCATTTAAGTTTTGATATGTATATTTTTCGGTTAGTTTTGGATTCCAATCTTTTTTAAAGAATTGTCTAGTATTCCATAACTGACCATAATCTTTGTATAGAGAGTTATCAACGCCAACTACATCTTTACCAAATACATCATCATAAGTTTTGTAATAGTGGTCACCATGTATCATTTGTACTTTAGTATGACCTGTGGCATTTGTAGCCGTCTCATTAAAATTTTTATCACAATATGATTTCACTCTCTTGTGCATATTCTTATCATTCATTCTATTAAGATGATTTAAAGGTACATTTCTGAATATGGTATGATAGATGTAGAAGTAGTCACAATCTTCATCATCAAAGTATTCAATACCATATACTAAATTTAAACTAGAAGATTTATTCATTAAGATAGTACCTTTCTTAACAGTATTATTACTGTCATCATTGAAACCATTAATATAAAAAATGATGTTATCATTAAGCGTTCTCTAACTCACTGTCAATAAACTCATCAACGTTGTACTCATCAATACCTAATAGTGATACTGCTTCAACGTCCATGATTTCTTTTTCAGCAGTTGATTTAGTAATAAGATTGTTTTTGACATTTGCAATAATCTTATCTACTGCTTTTTCTGCTTCGTCCCAATAGTAGTTTTTAGTTTTAGACATAGTGTTTTTCTCCTTGTTTAGTGTTATTAATAATTTGCATTACTTCAAAAAGTGATTTATATGGATTACTATACAACACTTTTTTAGCAAAGGCAACTCTTTTTTCAAGTCTTTTTAATTGTACTTGCATTTTCTTTTTGTTATATTCTTTAATCATTATGTGTCCATTATACATGAACCAGCCTAGAAAGCAAGCGTTTTTTTGCTTTTTTTAGCTATTTTTTTTGAGACCTGGTCTCATTTTTGGTTTTTTATGTGCGACAAGTTGTCAACACCAGTTGGATTTGACCCATTCCTGCTCTGATTCGTGAGGATTTGGTTTACCGTGGAACACGGCCACCTTCGATTCGCTGACCTTTTCAAAAGTCCAGTCGTTCTTATGATATCTTGGTTCTATTCTATTATTCCATTTGTAACTAAAAGTCCACTCATCTGGCATAGTACGTAACCACCGTTGACCATGTTTTTGCATTAATAGAGACATGACATTTTGGTCGCCTTGTTCTCTGTTCCACTTATCACGTTCTAATAGATATGGTTCCCATATACATGGTGTACCAACGGTATTATTCCATTTCATTATAGAAGAGTTGTACTGTTTTGTGGAAGGGTTGAAGTCTCTGATTACACCAAACGTTTGGTCATCACCAAAGGTAAAAAGGTCATCAATATCATCTAATATAACTACGTCAAGGTCCATGTAAAGATTAGGTCCTACTAGACCTGCCTCTGGACTGAATAGTTGTAGTTTATTCCACCAACCATCAAAATCGGTGTAATGAAATCTACGATACTCTATGTCGCCTTTTACTTTTAATGCTAAATCTTCGTGGTTGTTGAAACAGATAAAATTGTACGGTACTCTTGTATGTCTTTCAACCATATTATACAGGTGTTGTACATACTCAACCTGATATTTTTTACCATAATATACACATACAAAATTCATAGACCTAACCAATTAAAAACTGCCCTCAAACTTAATAACATATACATGGTTTCCATAAGCATTCTCGGCCAATCTTTATCTTTGTATCCGAACCATACCCACATAACACATGCTACTACACTTAACGACCATCCAATCCATTGTGTGCTGATATTTGCACTAGATAAAATGTAAACGCTAAGAACAGCAATTGCAAAACCCAACCATCTGGTTTTGTTTTTAATCTTGGACATTTAGTCACCTTTCAGTTGCCTATTTGTTTTATCTACTGTTCGTAAAACAGATAGTCTAGTTGCTGATTTTTCTGCCGTTCTTAAAAATGCTTTCACGTCTTTTGGAAAACATGCACCGGCATATCCTTTACCGTGGTCACCTGGTACTTTCATATGACTGGATCCAATCCTGTCATCTTTCTCTACCATTGAAACCACCTTGTCGTAACTTATGTCAAGTTTCTTACAAAGTTGATGTATCTCATTAAAGAAAACTACCTTTGTTGCAAGGAAAGAATTTCTTATATACTTCGTCATTATCATTTCAGGTACACTACATTCATGTATCTTAACTGTCATAGGATACACCTCTCGTAATACATCTACCCAAAATGGTACGTCTGCACCACCAATAAAAATGTCTTTAACATTCTTCATATCGTCAACAGCATGTTTTTGTCTTAAAAACTCTGGACTATATGTAATACTATATTTATGTGCTAGTTCAGCGTAACCATCTATTGAAATGGTACTCTTAATTAATACTGGAAGATTTAATTTATTACTTTCTTGTAATACTTTTTCTACTATAGAAATATCACAACTACCATCTGGTGCCTCTGGTGTAGGCACACAAACAATGATACCCTTTGCTGAATATCCTTCGTGCTTTGTGATTGTATTTTTTTGGTAACCCTCAATATCAATTGCGACAATTCTGTGTATAGGATTTAAAATCTTATCAACTGCTTTGCCTACGTGACCATAACCAATAATAATCAAATCTTGTTTCATCTATTTTCCTTTGTGACGACCCATGTACCACTCTGATGGCTCATAATTCCATCTTTTGCCTTTATGTCCTCTAAAGGCTGCGTACCACATTCTAAGTCTTACAAAGAAATCAAATTCATGTCTTGGCTTCTTCATACTCGTATCTGCTCCTGCAACGTTGCATAAGCCGTGCCATCTTCAATTTCATCCAAATTAAACTGATTGTAACACATCATCTGCAACCACTCGTTAACTGTTTTCGCCCCAGGCTTAAATGGTTTTTCAATAAACTTCAAATCTCTACTTGCAACAGGCCATGCCACATTTCTATTATGACAAAACACAGGAGTATAGTGTAATATAGCGTCTATAGCGGATAAACTCATGTTGGTGACCAAACATTGTGCTTCGTTTAAGTCATCATGGATGTGAGTATTCCACCACTGATTTCCAGGTCTTGGTTTGTTTCTTATCCTTATCGGTAAGTCTGTGTGTTTCTTAATCTCTGTTGTGACTTGGTCAATCCACTCTTGTTGTGTAATACCATTAACATGATAAGTAACTGTTGGACTAGATGGCGCTACCAATACATGGTTGCCTCTTGTACTTCTCCAACCTTTAAATTCTATACTACCAGTAAACGGAGTATTAGGATTGCCTTTAGCTTTTGCTTTCTTTCCTAATATATTCCATCTGTCTGGACTTATTACTCTAAATTGTGTTGTGTGAATACCACCACGTACAATTCTAAAATAAGTATTTATTCGGGAAACTATCTTCGGTTCAGGATATCTTACAATTTGGTCAGTTAAATAACCTACATCAACGTACCACCATTCTTTACCTTGTTCCTCACACTCTTTGATATTTCTTATATTATTACCTGCTAAACCCCAAAAGAAATGAATTTCGTGGTCTGCGTCTTTCCAACCCTTTTCAATCGCTGGCCAGATTTCATGTGATAAACACTTGTCCCACGCCATTTTATGTGTAATTATTGCCATTCTAATAACCTCTTATGTACTTCGCCTGAATTAATTTCGCTTACTTTCCATTGAGTGTAAGCACACTCATTTAACCATTGTTGTCTATCAAACTTACAATCAATATGTTTCTCTTTAAGAATACTTACATCATGGTATGAAACTGGTCTAGCATGAGAAGTCGGCGATAATGCAATTGTTGGTATTCCCTCACACGCACTTTCAACTAATGCGTTACTTGAATATGAGACTACTGCTCTTGCACCATCTAAATCTTTTTGAAAACCAAAACCACCATTTGTTTCATTCCAGTCTTGGTAGTTCTCACTATATCTAATTTCATTCTTTACACCAAGTTGTTTAAATCTTGCAAAGAAACCTCTTTTTCTATCACCATACTTATCTAAAAATCTAGGATGAAATCTAACAACTATAGGTTCATGTGTAACTTGACCAATCTGTTGTATTATTTTATATAGGTAGTTTAAATAATTATATTCTATACCATCGCCTTTTGTGAATCTAACTAGGTCTTTGTAAACTTCTTCTGTATATAAATCGTTTAAACTTGTATCACTAGGATTTTGTAAACACAATAGAATATAATGACCTTTCTTTCGCCAAGGTTTAATCTCAATATCTTGTTCTTGTTGTATCATATTCCATCTATCAGGACCTACACCTTTGTTTTTAAATATACCTTTGTCATGTGTATAACAACCAAGACTAACTCTATAATAATATGTGTCACTATCCATAATTAGATTTTTTCTAAATGTGGCACCCTCTACTACTAGTTGTGGTTTACCTGTACTTTTTATATACTCATACTGGTCTGACCAATCTTTATATACACCTTGAACACCTGTTGTTATGTAGGCGTCTGCTGTAGGTGGTAGTGGATTTTCAAAATCACATAGTTTAAAATCCTCATGTTTAGGAAACTTGAAGAAACTATCTCTGAATGAACCGTTAAATCCAATTATCATGTTGTAACCTGTTTGTGGCTTCATAAGCCTCGCCTGTTTTAAATTCGTTTTCTGTAAATTGACATGCTAGTAAACTATACTGCCATAACATAATCTCATCTTCTGTAGGATAATATAATTCTTCTATATCTGCAATAGTGGTACTTGAAACTGGTTTTGCTTGTGAAATAGGATCCACAATACAAGGTATACCAGATAAAATTGCCTCTATAGCAACTGTAGATTGGAAAGCAACAACACAATATGCGTTCTTTAAACTTTCTTGTAAAGGTATGTCTGTATCTTTATATCTAATTCTAATTACTTTATCTGTAAATGCTCTAATATCTCTTTGTGTTTTTTCTAACCAATATGGTACATCAAAACCATATACTCTGGCAATGGCCTCTGTAGGTGGTATAATTAATATTTCACTACCTTGTTTAACAAATTCTTTGGGTCTTTTTGGCTCACCATACTTCTTAATTCTTTTCCAATCTTCATCTTCTAACATCACATTATAATTAAGTTGTAATTGACTTCGTATCATTCTATACAATCTACCATGTGGACCAGGTACATAATTTCTTGTAGCGTGAAAGTATGCATGGTCCAAATAATAAAATGTATGTTTTCTTTGCATTGCAAGTTGTATTAATTCATGTGTACCTCTTAATGTACCTATAACTGCAATAGGATTTTTAGTCCACTCACGTTTATTAAACGTAGGCCAAAATGCATTATCAAATGGTTTAATCTTTTCGTTTCTACCTAATTCTGGTTGATGTATGATACCATTCTGACTAGTAGCCAAGTTCAATAAGAATTTATCTTTACCTACACCTGTTAAAAAACACTCAATACTCATTTTTTAATCTGTACCGTTCCTGATTCAAAATAATATTCAAACCACTCTTTTGCATAATCAACATTTTCATAATCTTTAAACCAAGGACCACCCTCTGTAAAGTGTATATTCTTTGCTTCAGGATTATATTCATATTCGCCTACTAACCAGTTCCAAGTTTTATCTATAGAACCAATTAAGTCATCACTCTCTAACCATTTGAATTGATGTAACTCTAAACCACTTGCTTTGTTTACATAGTCTGGTGTTAGTTGTGTACACTTCTTACAGTTCATCAACATGACACTAGACCAATTCTTTTTATCGTATGCTGTCTGTGTTTGACCTAAAAACTTTTTGTTATGTTTTGGTACGTAATTATGTTTGACTACTTGTACGGCATACTTGTCGTCTCTCTGTCGCCATAGTTCGTTAATATCAGTTCTCATTAACATATCACAATCCATGAATACTGCCCAACCTTGGTAATTCATCAAATGTGGTATAATAAATCTACTGAAACTAAACTCTGTAGAAGATAAACTATTACGTTCTCTTACAAAGTCATCTTTAATATTGTTTAAAGCAATTGGTGTAATTGCAACTGGTTTTGTACTATTCTGTAAAATACTATACGTTAGTGTAGAAAAGGCTGCCTTTTCTTTACTATCATAACCAATAAAAATGTTTATCATTAAAATCGCCTTTCTGGACTTCTCAATAATTTCTTACGTTTAGGACCTTTAATGTGGTCATAAACAGGTCCTAATATAGACCTTGCTTGTACGTGACCTGGTTTACCATCGCCAATACTATAATTTTTACAACCATGTATCTCTTCTGTTTGTTTTCGTACATAATCCCATACGAAACTATCATGGCACTCTTTTAGTTTATAAACTGTATCTGTGTTGTACATTTCTTTCATACGAACAGCAAACTCAAAAGTATTTTCATGGTTTCTGTTGAAGTATAGGAAACCACATTCACTGTAAAGATTACCTCTACCAAGATAAGTCATAAAACTTTCTTTTCTGTGTATATGTTTTTCAATCCATTCTTCGTCTATCCTCTTGTTAAAGATACTATCTGCGTCAATACAGATTAAACCATCATAGTCTTCACTTGTAATAATTTCATTGCAATATGCATATACTTTGTAACTAAATCTAACTGCGTCATGTAGATAACCTTGTGGTGTATCTGAAACTGGTCTATCTTTATTTCGTTCAACGAATTCTTTTAACTCTGGTATCTCATCAAATGATGAACGTACTACTAGACCTTTCATGTTTGGTATATCTAACATGTCTTCACTGTAAACAATCAAATCAAAAGGCCAATTATAAGTCTCAAAAAACTTATGTCCGTATTCTTTATATAATTTTTTACTTAATGTTGTAACTACACCTATTCTTAACATTTCTGGAATACGGCCTCCTTCCGTAGTTGACCTTTCTTTTCGTATCCATATTCTTTTAGAATATCTACGATAGTATCATGTTCTTTCTTTTCTGCTTCGTAAGTTTTTCTACCAGGACTCATAGGTAGTTCTAATACTAATGTAACATCATTGTTACGTAACATCTGTTCAGCACCTAATACAACGTTTCTTTCGTTACCTTGTACATCTACTTTCATAAAACCAATATTTGTAAAGTTATAGTCGTCAATTGCAACTACATCAACTGTTATTTTAGAAAGTTGTTCTTGTTCTAATTTTCTTAAACTATTACCTGTTTGTACACCCCATTCATTAAGACTTACATTACCACACTCGTCTGGTGATGAAAATAAATCTACTCTACCAGCTCTCTTATCTGATACTGCAACTGAATATAGTGTGTAATTTGTTTCTTTCATATTAGTCTTAAATGCTAATATGTTATCTGGATGTGGTTCAAATGCATGAACGAATTTAAATTTATTTGCAAGGTCTCTTGACCAGAAACCAATATTACCACCAACATCAATACATTCTTTAGTAAAGTCTTTTACATATGCTAAACTAAAATCTCTTGTATCTTTTTGATATTCCCATTTACCATCATATTCTTTCAACATTGCTTCATAATGTCTATCCCAATCTGGCAAATGCCAACCTTTAATTACGTTCATTATCTTCTCCACATTTCGCTATGTAATAACTGTCAACAATATCTGATAGTGGATTGCCCACCTTTTCGGTATCAAATATTTTCTTCAAGTCAATTTTCAAATCTTTCACAAATGCCTCATACATTTTGTCTTTATCAGCATTACCTTTTCCTGTTGCAAATTTCTTTACAACACTAGGAACAATAACACTGTATGGTATATTTAGTTCTTCTAATCTGTACTTTAAAATGCCACAATTCTCGGCAATTTGAAATACACCTCGGCCTTTTGAACCAAAAGAATAACCCTCAATGTAAACATGAGGATTATAAGTTGACTGGATTACTTTGATTGCGAAATCTGATATATTTTTGAATCTTTCTATATCAGTTTTATATTCTTTATGTAACTCACCAACAATTGTATCGTTCATTGTCATTGCCCATTTCTTTTTACCTGTGAGGTAAAAGAACATCAATGCTCCATTATCAATACTAATAGCAGGACTTGTTAAACTGTAATCAATCCCAATTATCGTCTTCTCTGTCGTGTCCGTCTGCGTCATTCGGTATTTCCTCAATAATCTCTTCTTGTTCTTCAACTTCCCAACCACAAAAAGGACACGTCATTGGTTCTAAATCTTGTTCATCTAAATCCCACGTCACGGTGTATTTTGTATCACAATTCGTACAATGTTTTGTTGCTTTTTCCATTATAATTTAAATTTCTTAAATTGGTCTTTTTCTACATCTTGTTTAATACCACCAATTACATAAGACTCAATCTCTGTTTCTTGTGGTGCATTTTGTGTACCCTTTGAATTCAGCCAGTGGTCTACCCATGGTAGTGGATTTGTTTTTTGGTCGTATTTTGGTGTCAGGCCGATTGCTTTCATTCTGCGATTTGCCATATATTCTACAAACTGGTGTAACAGTTTTTCTGATAAACCAATCATACTTCCTTTGGAAAATAGATATGTTGCCCAACGTTTCTCTTCCTCTACTGCTTCGTCATACATTGTCTCAACTTCTTTTGCTGTGTCTTTAATGACCTTTAGCATGACTTTATCGTTTTCTACTTCTCTGTAGTTATTAATAATTCTTTGTGACATTGCTAAGTGTTGTGATTCGTCTCTTGCAATAAAAGAAATAATCTTAGCACTACCTTCAAGTAGTTTTAATTCACCAAATGCAAATGAACAAGCAAATGATACATAGAAACGTAAACCCTCTAAAATGTTTACAGTGACCAATGCTTTCCATAATTTCTTTTTAAGTTCATATTCTGTCACTGACTTATTATCTAAATGCCACTTATAACCTGACGCAATTAGGTCATCATAAGTTTCTGTAATAGTTTGTGCTCTTTTCTGAATTTTCTCATCACCAATAATAGTATCAAATACTTCACCTGGTTGTGAGTATAAGTTTTTAATGATGTATGTATATGAACGTGAATGAATAGTCTCAATAAAATCCCATGTTACAATACAACCCTCTATTTCAGGTAATGATACGAAAGGTAAAAATGCCAAACATGGACCTCTACCTTGTACACTATCTAACATAGTCTGATATTT